ATGATCTGTTCAGGAATGACCGGTAAAGAATGGTCAGGTTCCGATATGTATGCAGCGCTTGTCGCACTTAAATTAAGCAGACATTCTTACAACTATAAAGAAGATAATCTTCTAGATGCTGTCGCATACATCGGCGGTCTTGACAATTATATTAAGAAGTATGGCTATGGTGAAACTGAAAAGCCAATTAATTTAACTGACGCAGACGCTGGATATGGAGACAAATAATAACCTAGTCTATTTTTCAGATCTAGAGAAAGACACTAATATACGTGTCGGTATTTCTGCACTAGTTGGAAAACTTAGTAGCAAACTAACTTCACATAAATCTGGATGGGCATTCCATCTAGCAAATCAATTAAAACATGCTGGTTACTCCAGTGTTTCTGTAATTACAGATAACTCAGCTTGGAAGGCAGACGATTTCGACGTGATTCTTATTGAACATGGAATGGAATTTAAAGGCAATTTTAATATCTTCGGTGGGGCGAACGATGACTTATACCATCAAATCATTAGAATGTTCGCTCCCGGTATACGAATGTATTCGCTCCACCATGATATGCCTTGTGTAGGTACTCTAATTGAGAAACGTTTAAAGACAGGTTCAGATCTTTTTAAAACACTTGAGACACAAATAGAAGACGCTAAGGCAATATGTGCTAGTATTCCTAAAGTAGATAGAATACAAAATACAGATAAACTCTGTTTTGGAGACTCGCATAGTTTTAGCCAATATACACCTGGTTATATGACTGATAGACATGATGGCCTAACTCTTTTTGGAACTTTAAGAAGAGGTATTAGATCTTATGTACCAGAAAATATTACAACACTACGCATATATCTAGGGAATATAGATATAAGACACCACCTAATGAGACAAGATAATCCATCGAAATCTTTAAAGGATATGGTATCTAATTATGAAAAACAATTAATCGATTTAGAAATCGAAAATATTGAAGTTATTCAGGCTCTTCCAATTGAGAATGAGTCTAGACCTCTACCAAAAACCGGCTACTATAAAGGTACTCCTTTTGCTGGTACTTGGGCAGAGAGAACTGAACTTGTAAAAGAATTTAACAAGTTAGTAGAAGCAATGTGCGAGAGAAATGGATGGTCAACATGGCAACACCCAACAGTCTTTTTAAACTCTTTTGGAGAGTTAACATTTGACGTAATGGAAAAGCCTAAGTCAGTTCATATCGCTCGCGAGTATTATCGTTGGGATTTAGCAAAAGATGAACCCAATCAGAAATTAAAGCCAGTAACTCAAGCACTTTTCTAAAAATGAAAAAGCTTTGGAAGTACTGGGCAAGAGCGCTTGGTGAAAAAGTCGGAGAGGACGATAAAAAGGCAGATGCTGTTGCGGTGTTTAGGACACTTATTGTATTACAAGCTGTAATTTGTAATATATTAATTGTTTGGAATATCTTAAGAAGATGGAATAATTAAAAATAATAACATGGATATAAACGGTATTAAACAAAGTGTAGAAATTGCACATAATAGTTTACAGACTTATGGAGATGAGAATATCTCTGATAGTTTATTAAAGCATAACCTTAATCATCTGTTATCGGCAGCGGCTACAATAGCTTCTGAATTAAATACGAGACAGATACTTGGCAACCAAATATGAAAACATATAAAATTAAAATAACACCTAATCTTGCAATAGAAAAAACTTACGGTCGGGAAGATGCTCCATATACTATTGAGTTGACAACAGACAATATTGAATGGTCGATGGAACAATATCAAAGAAACCGGAGAGCCTTAAATTGGGAAATACTAGAAGTGAATGAGTACGACGTGTAAAATTAAGACTACTAAATACTATGATGAGTTTATCAGGTATTATGAGTTAGCCTTAGACCAGCAGAAAAAGAGTAACCTAGGCCATATTCCACATGCCGAGTCCGGGATGGACGATCCGCTGATGGAACATATCGAGCTGTATGATGTGGTTGAAAGGAAGTATGCTGGGTTTAGTCAAATCGTGAATGATGTTTTTTACGGTTGGACTGAAGCACATCCGTATTGGCCAAGAATGCAGGCTGGTTTAGTTACGGAACAGCGCAAGGAAGTCGCTACCAACTGGACTGGTAAACAAGATGTCTTCGGCCTACCAGAATGGCTCTACTTATTCATACTGCATAGAGTATGTGGATCTGCAATTAACTATGCTACCAAGCCTAGCGGCTATCACAACACGCTACTATTCGACTTGTGGCAATCTGATTCTATAGAACAAATGTGTGAGCAGGTTAAGGCAGCAACCAAGTCATTCTACACTTCAGTTGGGTATCAATTCCCAGCATTCCCAAAACCCCCGATTCCACAGCAAAACGAGGAAGTCTTTGTTGGGATGACGGGGTTCGAAGGCCCTCAGTTTACTTACAAGAGAGGCGGTGATTATTTCCTATGTGAATTTGCACCACGCTTAGCTAGAGATATGGCTAAGTTCTTAGAAGAGGGTGGTAAGAAAGACCTAAGAGAATTGGGCCAATGGATGTTTGATTGGAATGTTGCAAACGGATTAAGACAATATAAATTCCAATATGCAGCAGTCTTAGCAGATGTAGCAGATTGGTTTCCACAGTATGTTAATAAGGACTCAATGTTCTACTATGGAACGAATGCAATAGAATGTATTGGTTATCTAGCAGATCCTGTAGAAGGCAAGGGTAAGAAATCAGAACCTTTCCTAGATGCAGTGATGACAAAAATATATGAACAAACAGGCAGTCTTCCGTATAACGCAGAAGATGTAGCATGTGACTTTATTAGATGGATTGAAAACTATATGAGACCAGGAGCTGACTATGCACATATTGATATGGACGGAGTTTGGAATTCTTCAGTAATTAAAGACCATCCATTCGGTAGACAAAAAGCAATGTTAGACTTAGGGCTAGTAGAAACATTTAACGGAATGAAACACCATCCTTCCGATGATAAAATAATTGCAGAAGCTGGTATAACAGTAGAAGCATATAAGAAAAAAGTAAAAGAATTTTATGGCGCATAATAATCACACAGAATTACTTATGAACCAGGATCTAAATCTGATGATGCCGAACAAACAGGCATGGTTGGATTTAGCAGGTGATTGGCAAGATCCATTTGAGGCTCCACAATTAGTAGACCATGATGGATTTAAAGTAGTCAGAGAAGACCTAATGGGTTTTGGTTCTAAGTGTAGATTTGGAGATATTCTAGTTAGTACTTGTAAACAAGATACTCTAGTCTATGTTCAACCTAGATATGGATTTGCAGGTATCTCACTTGCTTATTTAGCAAAGAAGTATAATAAGAAACTTGTACTATTTAGTCCAAGTCAAAAAGAGATTTCAGACCACCAAGCCATTTGTGTTGAGATGGGAGCTGAAATGAAATTTAAGAGAATTGCAGCAATGCCAGTCTTAAATGCTCACGCTAAGAAATGGGCAGAGTCAAACAATGCATTTTTTATTCCTTTAGGACTTCGCCATGAATTGGTTACAGCAGCCGCTGTGAAGGTCGCACATGATCTTGCAGAGAAACATGGTTATCCAGAAGAAGTATGGTCAGCAATATCCACTGGCGTTCTACAACGCTCTTTACAAATAGCTTGGCCTGATGCTAAGTTTAACGGAGTTGCAGTAGCAAGAAATATTAAGAAGGGTGAAAGAGGTATTGCAACTATTTGGTCACATCCAAAGGCATTTACACAAGATGTAGACCCACAATATAATCCACCATTTCCATCGGCTATGAATTACGATGCGAAGGCTTGGGAGTTCATGACAAAGCATGGAAGTCCTGGTGCCTGGTTTTGGAATGTGGGTGGAGATCCCAAACCAAAAGATATTAACACAAAATTGTTAACAGATTCTTATAGAGATTGGGGACAAGAACTTGAAACAGATAAGTAATTTTAACTATAAAATACAAATAACAAAATATGGCGAACGCAGATAATAAATGTGCCGATCTCGAGGTACAAGATTTCCACTCGGAAGCAGACGACACACTAGGCCTGATTTACAATAAGCAGGTAGAACTACAAAAGCGTTTAGGTTTTGACTTTACAGGTTGGAACTTAAAACAAATTGCAGATTTCTGGTGTGTTAACAAACACGCAATGAGTGATGAACTAAATGAAATGTTTGATGCCTTAGGAGGCATCAACGATGGTATCGCTTCTGGTGCTTGGAAGTATTGGAAAAGCACACACAAAGAAGCAGAGAACATGAAGATCGAGGATTTGACAGAGGCAGATAAGTTAGAACTCTTTTATGAATGGATCGATGGATTGCACTTTTATATGAACTTTGCAATTTCTATTGGTATGACTTCTAAAGATATTGTTAACTTGTACATGGCGAAGAACGCAGAAAACCATGACCGTCAAAACCGAGGATATTAATGTTATTAGATATTGAACAAAGAGAGAAAGAAGTAATCGTATCATATTACGATAAACAAGGTGAAGTTGCCTTTAAAAGATACAACATTGACAAGTTTCAAAACTGGGTTGTAGCTAAAGATAACGACAGATGGAAAGACGCAACAGTTAGAAACTGGGATGGTCGCCATGTTAAGAAGTCTATCTCTAGATCTTTTAATAAGTTTTCACTTCTTTATTTCATGGACGGTCTACCACAAAAAGATCAAGATGAAATCTTTGAGTTCAATATGCCACGAACATACTTTGTCGATATTGAGACAGAGATTGTTGATGGCTTCCCGAAACCTGAAGAGGCTAAGTCTAGAATCTTAACCTTTTCTATTATTACTCCAGAAAGAAAAGCAATCGTACTTGGACTAGAAGATCTTTCGGCCGATCAAATTAATAAGATTGAATCCGATACGAATGCTCACTTTAATGGGTATGATACTGATTGGGAATTTAGTTATTACAAATTTAAGAACGAGTATGACATGGTCTACGCTTTCTTGCATAAGTTTTTACCTAAGTTTCCTATGATGACAGGTTGGAACTTTATCAATTATGACTGGCAGTATATTGTCAACAGATGTAAAATCTTACAAATTGATTTAACAGAAGTTGCTTGTACTGGCGCTCTTGATAAAAAAGACTCTCGCCCACTTCACATGGGTATTTTGGACTACATGCAATTGTACGATAAATATGATAGATCGGTTGCAGTAAAAGAATCTAATGCATTAGCATTTGTTTCTGGCGCAGTCCTTGAGGGTATAAGTAAAATACAATATAGTGGTAGCTTACAAGACCTCTATGAAAACGACTTTCAAAAGTATGTTTTCTATAATGTGGTTGACTCCTGTCTAGTTTACTATATCGATCAAAAGCTTAGATCGATGGAAGTACTGCTTACTTTAGCAACAATAACTAGAATGCCATTATATAAAGCCGCTTCACCAGTGGCTGTTACCGAATCTCTAATGGCTCGTAAACTAACCGAACAGGGTAAACGTATCGGTGTAGAATACGATAGAGAAGATGGTAAGAAGGATAGTAAGTACGAGGGTGCTTTTGTTAAACAACCAATTGTTGGATATTATGGTGGTGTAAGTGCATTTGACTTTGCATCGCTATATCCATCCATCATGAGGCAGTTTAATATCTCGCCCGATTCATTCGTTGAAATGGTAGAGGAATCGCAAATAGCTGAGCGTCGTAAAGATGAAGCAGTAATTGTTTGTGAGAATGGCGTAGTATATCAGAAGAAAGATAGTATTCTTAAAAAGATTTTAGCAGATCTATATGATCAAAGAAAAGACTACAAGAAAACTTCTTATACATATTATGAAAAAGCGCATGAAATCGAAAAAAAATTTAAGCTCTAAAGTCAATAAATTTCTGCAGCGCAAAGATATATAAATCAATAGCAGCGCTGCTAATAATTTATTAGGTTTAAGTAGAGGTTAAATGAGGTCGGAAAGACCTTTTTTGGTCTAAAAGACCTTTTTATTAAATTAATTAGAAAACCATAAAAAATAAAGAATTAGCAAATGTCATTATTCACAGAAAGAATTGCCTTTAAACCATTTGAATATCCAGAATATTATACAGAAGGTTGGCTAAAACAAGCCCAAGCATTTTGGTTACACACTGAAATATCAATGCAAGGTGATGTTAAAGATTGGAATGAAAATCTTTTACCTCACGAAAAACACTTAGTAGGTAATATCCTATTAGGTTTTGCTCAAACCGAATGTGCTGTATCAGATTACTGGACTCAATATGTTACAACTTGGTTTCCAAAACATGAAATCAAACAGATGGCAATGATGTTTGGCTCGCAGGAAACTATCCACGCAACAGCATACTCGTACTTAAACGAGACACTAGGTCTTGAAGACTTTGAAGCATTTTTACATGAACCTGCAACTGCAGATAAATTTGAACTATTAACAGCTACTACAGCTCCGTATACTCACGAAGATTTGAAGTTTAATGCGACCGCTAGGAAAGAGGTTGCTAGATCTCTTGCGATTTTTTCGGCGTTTGCAGAGGGTTGTTCACTTTATAGTTCTTTTGCAGTTTTATACTCATTCCAAATGAGAAACTTATTAAAAGGTGTTGGACAACAAATGAAATGGTCAGTTAGAGATGAATCTCTACACTCTAGAATGGGATGTAGATTATTTAGACACATGTGTGAAGAGTTCCCAGAATTGAAACAATCAGTACAAGCCGACGTATTAAAAGCAGGAGAGCTTATTAAGGAATTAGAGCATAAGTTTATCGATAAGATGTTCGAACAAGGAGATCTAGATAACTTAAAAGCTAAAGACCTTAAGAACTTTATCACTAAGAGAGTTAACGAAAAGTTACAAGAGCTTGGTTACGAACCAGCATTCGATTACGATGAAGATTCTGCTGGAGAACTGGATTGGTTCTATCACTTAACTGGTGGTCATACTCACACAGATTTCTTCGCTATTAGATCTACAGATTATTCTAAAGCTGGCGAAGGTGAAAACTGGGACGAAGACGACTTATTCGACTAAAATTAAATTATGGCAGACAAAATAAAAAACCACGGAGAACATCTCGGTTGGGAACTGGGAGTGGACTTTCCACTTTGGGCAAACACCGAAGTTTATGTTAAAACAATATCAGCAGGTTACCTATTTGGTGATGAAAAACCAAAAGACGCATACTGGAGAGTTTCAACCACAGTAGCAAGACGTTTAGGTAAACCTGAATTATCAAGCAAATTTTTTGATTATATCTGGAAAGGCTGGCTGAACCTAGCCTCTCCAGTTTTATCTAATACAGGACTAGAAAGAGGACTACCTATTTCTTGTTTTGGTATCGACGTAGCAGACTCTATCCACGACATTGGATCTAAAAACTTAGAGATGATGTTGCTAGCAAAACATGGAGGCGGCGTAGGTATCGGTATTAATCAAATCAGACCAGCAGGTAGTAAGATTACCGGTAATGGTACATCAGATGGTGTAGTTCCATTTACTAAAATCTATGACTCAACAATCTTGGCTACGAACCAGGGTTCAGTGAGAAGAGGAGCAGCATCTGTCAATATCGATATTGAACATGGTGACTTCTGGGAATGGTTAGAAATTAGAGAACCAAAGGGAGATGTCAATAGACAATCTTTAAACCTACATCAATGTGTTGTAGTACCTGATGGTTTTATGGAAAAGATTGACGCTGGAGATAAAGAGGCTAGAAGAAGATGGGTTGCAGTACTTAGAAAGAGAAAAGCAACTGGCGAGCCTTATGTAATGTTCAAAGGTAATATTAACAGAGCAAACCCAGAAGCGTATAAGCAAAACGGATTAAAAGTTTATATGACTAATATCTGTTCTGAAATTACTCTACATACAGATGAGTCTCACTCTTTTGTTTGTTGTTTATCCTCAGTTAACTTAGCAAAATATGATGAGTGGAAAGATACTGATTTAGTTTATACAGCAACTTGGTTCCTGGATGGAGTGTTAGATGAATTTATTCAGAAAGCAAAATTCATGAGAGGATTTGAGAATTCAGTAAGATCTGCAGAAAAGGGTAGAGCTCTAGGACTTGGAGTTTTAGGATGGCATACTTATTTACAAGAAAGAGGTATTCCATTTGAAGGCTTATCAGCTCAATTTGAGACTCGCAAGATTTTTTCGCAGTTAAAGACGGAAAGTGAAAAGGCATCTAGAGATATGGCACATGAATATGGCGAACCTCTATGGTGTGTTAATACAGGAATGAGAAACACTCACCTGAGAGCCGTGGCACCAACTGTAAGCAACTCAAAACTAGCAGGTAATGTATCTGCAGGTATTGAGCCTTGGGCTGCTAACGTGTTCACAGAACAAACAGCAAAGGGTACTTTTATTAGAAAGAATCCAGTATTAGAGCAATTCTTAAAATTAATCAATAGAAACTCTAAGAAAACTTGGGATAAAATTTTAGAAGACGGAGGTTCTGTACAAGGACTAGACTTTATTGAAGACTATTATGTAAAACTAGCCACTTCTATTTTAGATAAAGATAATATAATTACTCTGACTAAATTTGATAATTTAGAAGAGAAAGATAAAGATCTTTATATTCCAGTAAAGAATATCTTTAAGACATTTAAAGAAATTAATCAACTAGATTTAGTAAAACAGGCTGGTGTTAGACAACAATATGTTGACCAGGCTGTAAGTTTAAATCTAGCATTTCCAAAAGAGGCTGATACTAAGTTTATTAATAAAGTACACTTAGAGGCTTACAAAGAGGGAGTGAAGACACTTTATTATATGCGAACTGAATCTGTACTAAGAGGCGATATTGCCGCAGCCGCTACAGACCCAGATTGCGTCGCATGTGACGGTTAATATTCCAGTTGTGGTTAAGTCCACTTCTTAGGACCGAGATAGTTCTCGGATCGAGGCCAGGGGTTCGCTACTTCCTGGCCTCACTTTTTATGAAACAACTAGTAACTTACCAATATAACAATCAAACAAAAATATATTTAGATGAAACTACAAATTGATCGAATTGACCAACACGCTTTAACTGGGTTTATTAACCGAGTAAAGCTTATAGACTCTTTTGTCTATATGAAAATCCAAAACGGCCAAATCCACTCAGCGGTTTATCTTCCACAACGAGATGCAGTAAAATCACATTCTGTAGCCTGTGATAAGATTTTCCAAGTAAGCGAATGGCCAGACACAGATGCAGAAATGAAAGTTGCCTTCTTTGAAGGTTCAAAAGTAATCGATGCTATTAAACACTTTGAAAGCGATGCTATTAAAGGTGAGTTAGAATTTATTGAACAAGAGGGCGAGTTAATCGCATCATCTTTAAGAATGTTTAATGATGAATTAGAAATTACACTTGCATGTTCAGAACCTTCATTAGG